AGGCGTCGATGCCAATAGTCCAGCGTTACGTATGCAAGGCGACTTGCTGACGATCGCAAAAGCTCGATTAGACATATTGAAAAAAGAGAAAGCCGCCAAAGCCCAGCAAGCTAAAGACGAAGAAGCACGACTCAAACGTGAATCTGACGCAGAGCAAAAAAGGCTTGATGCCGAGGCAAAGCTGGCGGCAGCGCGTCAAAAAGCGCAGGCTGACCAGAACCGACTCAACTCGCTCAGAGACGTATCGATTCGCTCGTTACGAGAAGAGAACGAGATTATCACTAGAATCATGACGCTCGATCCTGATCGGCGCGAGACCACACGCCAGCTCGGAAATGAACGGGAAAGAATCACGAAGTTGGTTAGGCTCGGACTAACGGAAGCTGATGAGAACATACGGACACTCGAAGTTGAGTATGAAAGGTTGCTCGCTATCGGTGATGAAAAAAGCGTTCAAGCTGCCGCTGCCATTAAGCAGCGTATCGAAAATGCGAAGACACTCGATGAGTTGAACCACATACTAAAAGTCAATAAGGAACTCACGGCCCTTCAGGGGCAGGACACGCAAGCGGTAGCACGTCGGGATCGGTTCAAGGTGGACAAAGCAGACCTAGAGGTGCGGATCGAAGCAGCGCAGCGGCAGTTGGCACTTGTCGATGAGACTGATCAGGCTAGAGAAGCGGCCAACGTCGAGATCGAGACAGAACTACGGCTTCAGAAGCGGCTCAATGATCTCGCAGCGCAGGGTCAGGACTTAAATAACATTGCCATTGCGACCGAGCGTGAAGAGATTCGACTGCTGGTCACTAAAGAGCAACACCTACGGGGTATCGGAGAAGCGACTCAGGACATGGAGGACGCCCGGAATCGAGCGCATGAGAAAGAGTTAGAGTTTCAAGAGAGCCTAGCGTCAGGTTTCACCGACCTCGTAATGTCGGGCGACAACTTCAAGCAGGTGCTCGCTGGCATCATCGGTCGGTTAGCGGAGGCGATACTTCAGGCCGAAACGCTAAGGGCGATTAAGTTTTCAACCGGAGGTGATCCGGGCGAGAGGATGAACCCGTTAGGTCAACTGTTTGGCCTTGTTAGTAAAGCATTTGGCGGCGCAGCAACCGACAGTAACGTCGCGTCTAACTTAGTCAATGGGCAGGGATCGTTCAGCTACATGTCGGGCATACAGGCGCACCAAGGCGGCATGGTCGGTAGCATAGCAAAGACCCGTAAGATACCGACGGCGGTGGCGATAAACGCACCACGGTTCCACGACGGGCTCCGTCAGAATGAAGTGCCTGCGATACTAGAGAAAGGCGAAGAGGTGGTACCGAAGGATCAGGTCGGTCGTCGGGAAAGAAGTTCGACTAATATAACATTCAACGTCAGCACGCCTGATGCAGATTCGTTCAGACGGTCACAGCGTCAGTTGTCTCGACAAGCTAGAAGGGCGGTGTCATGACTCGGTTCATAGACGAATATATACCTGACGAGGTGCCGGGGTTCCCCTGCATATCTACACCTCGTTGGTCGACAGACATTGTGACAGTCGATTCAGGCGTGGAGCAGGTCAACCAGCGATGGTCGAATGCGCTCCACCGTTTTTCATTACCCGATGCGATCAGAGAACACGCCACGTTTGAAGCCATACGTGAACATTGGATGGCGATGCGCGGCCCGTTTTACACGTTTCCGTTCAAAGACCCACTGGACTTCGCGAGTGTGGCATTAGAGACGCCTAACATTGCGCCCACGCTGAGCCGAACCGATTGCGACATCGGTACAGGCGACGGGACTACGACACAGTTCCAGCTCGTTAAAACATACACTGTCGGCTCACAGACTTATAGTCGAAGCATATATCACCCTGTCGTAAGCACCGTATTAGTGGGGATCGATGGGGAAGACCCCGAGGTCGCCTCACCTAACTTCGATTGGAGTGTGAGTCGCACGACGGGGGTCGTTACGTTTGACATACCCCCTGAGAACGGTGCGATCATCACTGCCGGGTTCCTCTACGACGTTGAAGTCAGGTTCGCGTCAGATGAGACGTTTGACGGGATTGTGAAAACCTACGGTATCAGCGGGTTTGCCGATATCGAATTAATAGAAGTGCGCCCGTGCTAAGGAGGATACATGGCCATACTATTTGCTGACAGCTTGCAACAGTACGGGCTAGATGAGACAGCTATGCTCGACGGAGTGTGGGCGGAGCTAGACGCGGGGGCTCTTAGTTTTTCACTTGCGAGTACCGGCAGAAGCGGCACATACAGCCTAACTAGAGGGACGTCGACGTTGTTAAAGATCGCTCGACGGGCGCTAGGGACATCTGTGGGCACGGTCGGGATGGGGTTCGCACTCTACCCGTCGAAGCTACCGAACTTTAACGATCAAGTTTGTATATGTGATTTTAGGGACGCGGCTAATACGATTAACCTGTCTCTCGGGCTACAGTCGACCGGCACACTCACTATCAAGAGAGGTAACGTTGAGACCGGCACCCTTCTCGCCACTAGCAGCTCCCCTTGTGTAAAGACCCGAAGCTATCAGCACATCGAAGTCAAGGCCACCATGAGTGCGACCGTAGGTGCCGTGGAGGTGCGAGTCAACGGCGTGACGGTCATATCAATTTCGAGCGTGAACACTGCCGCAGGGTTGTCCGAATGTTCTCAGATCGCGCTACTCGGCGGGTCGAATGAAAATAACGGTGCGACTTCTCTGTTGAACGACCCCACTTTCCGGTACAGCGACTTAGTTTGTTGGGACACTTCAGGTTCGTACAATAATGATTTTCTCGGGGACCATTACGTAACGGCGCTATACCCGACAGGTGATACGGCGCAGGCCGACTGGACGCCACTTAGCGGCACTGGGTACGAAAACATCGATGACGACGGTCCTGACGACGATTCGACGTACATTTATGTCGCAGCGCCGGGCTCGCCTGCAGAGTCGACGTCTGAGTTTGACATCACAAATTTAAATTCAACGAATGGGACAGTGGCCGGTATCGTCGTGACTACCCGCGCTCGTAAAGACGACGCAGGCAACGCTGACTTGCAGAACGGTGTTAAGTCTAGTGGAGTTGAGACACGAGGGGCTACCCACCCGATTAACGCGGTCTACACGTACCATGAGGACGTTATTGAAACTGACCCGAACAGTGGGGTCGCATTCACGCCGACTAACATTAACAACTTGCTTCTACAGTTAAATAGGGTGACGTGACATGGCATTAATTTGGTGTGACGGGTTCAATCATTATGGCAGCTCGGTTTCTAATATGCTCGACGGGACATGGGCAGAGATTTATGACGCTTCTTCACTGTATTTTAGCCTAAGCACAACGCAAGCTAGGACCGGCACCTACGCGCTCAAGCGTGGCAGTTCTCAGGTAAACGGGGACGTAGTGGCGAGGCGAGTGTTAGGCGGCGCTAAAACGACCGTCGGCGTCGGTTTCGCGTTCTACTACTCGATTCTCCCGGATGTTAACGATATTTCAACATTACTCGAATTCAGAGATGCTGACAATAAGCCGAATGTTATGATCATTCTGCAGTCAACGGGTGATCTTGCCATCTACAGGGGCGACACCTACTCAGGAACTAAGCTCGCTCAGACTACCTCACCCCCAGTGATAGCAGGTGGGTTCCAACACTTAGAGGTTATGGCTACGCTTGATTCATCGGTAGGCGCAGTCGAGATTCGTATCAATGGCGTAACGGTTCTGACAATAACGGGCACTGACACCGTTGCAGCGGCGAGCGAGATTTACGGTTTCAGTACCGATGCAAACGCCCAATGCAGTCAGATAGCACTGTCAGGTCGAGACCCGTGGCGACCGTCATCGACCCCTGACAACGGCTTTGAGATTTACTACTCAGATATATACGCTTACGACGATGACGGTTTGTTCAATAATTCGTGGCAGGGGGACAGGCGAGTTTTCACACTCTACCCGAATGTCGATACGGCGCAGGCCGACTGGACACCGACGACGGTCAATGGGTACGACGCTTTGAACGCCCCCCTCGATGACGCGGACTATATCAGTACGGGTGCGCCGGGTTCCCCAGACGAAACCTCTTCAGAGTTTGGATTCGATGCGCTACCGAAAACTACCGGGCTTGTGACAGGCGTCTCATTAGTGAACAGGGCTAAGAAAACAGAAGCGGGCTCCGCCGATCTAAAAGCGGCCATCTTATCGGACTCGAATGAGACTGAAGGCGCTGTCCATCCATTGAACACGGTCTTCACCTACCACGAGGACGTATTTCAGTATGACCCTGCCACGGGGGCGGCTTTCACTACCGATGCGGTAGATGCTCTTGAATTCAGAGTGAGTCGAATCACGTAATTTAATCTAGGGGGGTCAATCCGATGTTGCGAACAACGCAGTCCGTCGTTCAGGCAGTTAACAAGTTGGACGCTACGACTCGTGTCACGCAGTCTACGGTACAAGCCGTCAATGCATTGGACGCAGATGCACAGGTCTCACAAACCGCGCTGCTTGCCTTGTGGGGCGACGTGTCCGAGAGTATGCAGGTAAGCCAGTCAGCACTGTTAGTGTTAGCTACAAGTAACCCTTGCAACACAAGGTGGACTCAAGCGTGGGTGATAACCCGAACTGACGGGCAAGTATTTCGGTTCACGACTCATGACGTCGACATAACGTGGCGCGGGTACACCTACCTGACATGCGGGGGAATGTCGCCTACTGCGTCTGAAGACTCAGTTGGACTCTCAGAGACGGGCAGTGTCGAGGTCAATGCGATTATTAATTCGAGTCATATCCAAGATGAAGAGTTACTGGCAGGTTGGTTCGAAGGGGCGACCGTCGAGGCGTGGAACGTACCGTGGGAGGCGAACTCGAATGATTCACCGTCGAGGGTGTTCTACGGTGAGATAGGTAAGGTCGAGAAGGGGTCTGTTGGCTTCAAAGCTGATATCGTGTCGCAAGCGGCTATCGCACAACAGCGCAACATGCTGGACGTGTACTCCCCGTCATGTCGCCACCAGCTAGGTGACTCACTATGCACCGTCAATACGGGCGCTCTAACAGTCTCAGGGACGGTTACGGCGGTTACGGTACCAACGACGCCGGGGTTATCCAGAAAGCGCGTGGTGATCGACTCAGGGCGATCTGAGGATGACGACTACTTTGCGTTCGGCATACTGACGTGGGTTACGGGCGATAATACCGGACAATCTCATCAAGTCGAAAGTTTCAGCGGGTCAACAATCACATTGTGGGATGCGTGCGCGTATCGAATAGAGGTCGGAGACCAGTACACTCTCGTTCCCGGATGTGATAAAAAAGGTGACACGTGTAAAAATAAATTCAGCAATTACGTAAATTTTGGAGGTTTCCCGACCATACCCGGAAAAGATGAACTATTAGGGTGGAGGCCCAAAGCCACTGAAGTCAGATGATATCGTTAAAGAAGCCCGGTCGTACCTCGGGACACCGTTTAGACACCAAGGGCGAGAAAAAGGCGTTGCAGTCGACTGTCTAGGGGTCGTGCTAGGCGTTGCGATGGCACTCGAACTCGTCGATCTGAATGAGCGGGAACTCAGGGCATTAACGCAATACGGGTTAATACCTGACGTGCCTAAGATGCTACGCTTATTGAAGATCAAAGTGCTTGAAGAGGGGGAGTGCGCCGTCGGGGCGATCGCACACATGACGTGGGCGCACAACAGTCGTGCGTACCACGCTGGCATCGTAACGAGTTACGGTACCAAAGGAGTCACGGTGGTGCATTCGAGGGGGTTTCCGAGAGCCCAAGTGGTTGAAGAGGTCATACCGAAAAAGATGGGTCCAATCGGGTTCTACAGATACAAAGGGGCGTAACAGATGGCTACTCCGATTTTCGCAGCGATAGCAGCAACCGCTCAGCTAGGTACATTCGCAAGCTTCAGTCTATCCGTGGCAGGTGCGTACCTTGACTCACTCATTGTTCAGGCACTTGTCGGTGGTACGGACCAAGAAGGCCAACGTGTCGATGCGTTCAGGGCCACTAAGTCCGAGTATGGTATACCTATCC